GGCAAGGGGCCGTGCCGATAGACGAATGGGCGGTGGCTCCATGAAAAAAGTACAGGGGTACAAATCTGGTGGTACTGTTCGTGGCGCTGGCGCTGCAACAAGAGGAACAGGTTTCAATAGGGCTGGATAATGAGTTTTGCTAAGGGCAAATATGCGTTTGGATACTGCGATAAAACCGGTTTTAGATATGACCTAAAAGACCTTGTTGATGAGGTTAGTAATGGCACTAAGACTGGTTTTAGGGTGGGGAAGGATGTGGTCGATCCAGATCATCCACAGAACTTTCTAGGCCGTATTCGTATATTTGACCCTCAGTCTTTACTTAACCCAAGACCAGAAAGGTTTACAGAGTCTGTAACAATAACATTCCCGACCTTTGATGCGGAAACATTAACCAGAATAAATGTGGACTTTGGTGTAGGGAGGGTTGGTGATGTTACAACAAGTGTCTAGGAGTATAAAGTGGCAATAACAACAGCAATGTGTACAAGTTTCAAAAAAGAACTGTTTGAAGCAGTACACGACTTTACATCAGACACATTTAAGATTGCTTTATACGACAGTAGCGCGACTTTAGGAGCTTCAACTACAGCGTACAGCACAAGTAACGAAGTGTCAGGCACTGGGTACTCAGCAGGGGGGGTTGCTTTGACGATTGTAGCGCCAGCAACAGACGGTACAACTGCATTGGTTGATATTGGTGATGTCTCATGGTCAGGGGCGACATTTGCCGCAAACGGAGCCTTGATATACAATTCAAGTAAATCAAATAAGGCGGTTGCTGTACTGTCTTTTGGGTCAGTCCAGAATGTTTCGTCTGCTACCTTTAATATAACCATGCCAACAGCGGCAGCGGGAACCGCGATAGTCAGGATTAACTAATGTCTTATACTTATGCCGAGCTAAAGCAAGCTATAAAAGACTTTACAGAGAATGATGAAACAGGGTTTGTAACTAACCTACCTGTGTTTATTCGTGCGGCAGAAGACAGAATAATAGTTAATGTTGATCTAGAAAACTTTCGTAAGAACGCTACATCAGCGCTCACCCAAGGTAATGAGTATCTATCAACTCCCTCTGATTTCTTAGCCCCCTTCTCTTTGTTTGTTAGCACTGCTGGCAAAGAGGGGTTTCTTCTTGAAAAAGATGTAAATTTTATGAGGGAAGCGTATCCAGACAGGACCACAACAGGAACGCCTAAATATTACGGTTTTTTTGACGCGACTGCGACAGCCGCAGCGGGTCAGGTTCAGGCAAACTTCATATTGAGTCCGACACCGGATCAAGCATACACTGTGGAGCTTCACTATTATTATCGTCCAGCAAGCCTGACTGCTGGCGCAGACAACGAATATACATGGCTTAGCAAAAACGCTACAAACGCCCTTCTTTACGGTTCTCTAATAGAGGCGTATATTTACATGAAGGGTGAGCAGGATGTTATATCCATGTATGATGGGCGCTTCCAAGAAAGCCTATCAAGGTTAAAAGACCTCGCGGAAGCAAGAGAAAACGATGACGCATACAGGCAGGGCCTACCCACTAGGCCCCGTACATAAGGAGTAGAAGATGGCAACATCAAATGCGGCAACCACATACTTGGAAAGGCGAGTTCTTGACTTTTTGTTTAAGAATAATTCTCTTTCCTTTGCCACGCCGGGCAACAGCATATATGTAGGTTTGGCTACCGCAGTAACCAGTGCTGAAAATAGCGCATTCACAGAAGTGAATATTGTATCTCAAGACGCTAACTATACGCGACAACAAGTAACGGCAGCTAAATGGAAGCAGTCAAACACCACACTTGCTGTTAATGCTGGCTCTTCTGATACAGAGATTATCTTAACGGACGCTGAAGCTTTACCATCAGCGGGCGATATTGTTATCAACCAAGAAATACTTACTTACACAGGTAAGGATGGAACAGCCACCGCTGACGCAAACGGAGCAGTTACCAGTTCTACTAACGTAACTGTTGATGGAAACAATGGAACGCTTACAGTTGGTATGGTTGTAACTGGCACAGGAATAACTGGCACAGTTCGTATTGCTACTGTTACGAACCAAAACAACATCGTACTGTCATCAGCAGTTTCAGTCGCAGACAACACCGCATTATCATTCACAGGTGTTAATACGTTAACAGGAGTAACTAGAGGGCAAGACGGAACTTCTGCCGCCTCTCACACTGCTGGAGCTACAGTCGTCTGTGATGCACAAAGAGTGATTAATGATGACAATATTGAGTTTTCTGCGTCCAGTGGAGTAGCTACCTATACGGTCACCCATGCTTTTGTTGCAGATAAGAACTTTGCAAGAGCGACCGTAAACGGCGCTGTGTCAAGCTCTGCAAACGTGACGCTAGACGGAAATAGTGGAACTATCGCTGTTGGTGATGTGGTTACTGGAACTGGGATAAGCGGTCTTGTTACAGTTCAGACTGTCACAAACCAAAACGCAATTGTTCTTAGCTCCGCTCAAAGCATTTCTGATAATGTCGTGTTAAAGTTTGACGGCAGCAACACATTGTTCCTAGGCGCTCTTGATGCATCCAAGGCGCTCGCTGTTGGCGATATATTCAGAATTAATGCAGGCAACCTAAGTATTGAGTTGAAGTAATGGCTCTTGTCATCAAAGATCGTGTTAAGGAAACTTCAACCACCACTGGCACTGGTACTTATACCTTAGCTGGTGCGATAAGTGGGTTTGAGGCGTTCTCTGAAATAGGGAACGGCAACACCACCTATTATGGTTGTTCTGATGGCACGAACTTTGAGGTTGGAATTGGAACATATACCTTGTCTGGTACAACACTGGCTAGGACTACGATCCTAGAAAGCAGTAGCACAAAGATTACAGCACTCGTAAACGGCGCTGTGAGCGCCTCTACAGCCGTTACAGTTGATAATGTCTCTGGAGGTACTCTAACTGTGGGACAGCGCGTCAAAGGGACAGGAATCTCCGGCGTTGTGACTATTGCTACGGTGAATAGCCAGACAAGTATTGCTTTAAGTACAGCAGTCACTTTGGCAGATAATGTGTCGCTTACAATTGGTGACGAGAAGATAAACTGGTCTTCAGGGACCAGAACAATATTTTGCACGTTGCCAGCAGAAAAAATGATCTTTAACGATGCTAGCGGTAATGCAGTAAACTTCACGGAACAAGACCCAAATGCGCTAGCATTTGCGATAGCGTTAGGATAGGAAAATGGCAAACGCATTTAAGACATTTACTGACACGGCTGTAGGGACAAGTAACGCAGATGTTTACACTTGTCCCGCTGGAACAGAAACAACAATAATCGGATTGAATGTTGCTAACATACTTACAGTGTCCATTACGGTTAACGTGCAGCTAATAAACAATGACGGTGATAATGTACATATTATAAAGAGCGCTATAGTGCCTGTCGGAAGTAGTTTGGTGGCTGTTGGCGGCGATCAGAAAATTGTTATGAACGCATCCGACATTCTCAGAGTAACAGCTAGTCAGGCAAGCGCCGCTGATGTAACAGTGTCTGTACTGGAGATTACCTAATGGCACTCGGCACTATTGACACTAATCAGATTGCAAGCGATGCAGTCACTGTACCGAAAGTGACTGACCAAGTTTTGGCAAGCCCCAATTTAATAATCAATGGCGCTATGGAAATATTCCAGAGAACCACTTCGGTTGCCAGTGTGTCAGATAACACATACGTTGTCCAAGACCGAATGAATTTCTTTTCCAGTAATGATGGCGTTATATCTGTATTTTCTAGTAGCGAACATCCAACAGGTGCAGGGTTTTCAAAATCTCTAAAAGTAGATGTAACCACAGCAGATACTTCAATAGCGGCTGGTCAATATCTTGCTATTAATCAAAGGATAGAAGGTTACAACCACGCTCGACTTGAATACGGAACAGCAACCGCTAGAACCATCGTGGTGTCTTTTTATGCCAAATCTAATTTAACAGGTCCATTTTGTTACAGCGTAAAAAACGGTACATCTGATAGGTCGTTCCCAATAGAGTTTAGTTTGAGTGCGGCTAACACTTGGGAAAGAATTTCTTTTGTCATTTCGGGGGACACAAGCGGCACTTGGTTAGAGACAAATGGTATTGGGGCAT